CCGCATCTGTAATATCCCTTGTGTTTGGGTCTGGGACGAAAGCTCAAGGGAAGCAGCAGAATACTGGGCTGCATTAGATCACATCAGTGAGAACTATACATACGATTGGATGTCGGTTAAATCTTGGTCAGGTTCACCAGTTAAGGTTGACACACCTGAGCGAATCAATTAGAACCCTAAGTGGAAATAAGGAGAAGACAAATGGCTTATAAGTATCAAACCAATGTTAAGTATGCTAACCAAGACGAGGTAGAAGTGTGCTACTGGAATTTTAAAGATATAGCACTTGACTACCTGAATGACTCTGGTAGGTATCAGAAGGTAGAGTGGAAAGATGTAAAAGGAGTATGGGAATGAACCAATTCGCACTAGCAACTGAGGTCAATGGTATCGTAATGCGACTTGCGTTACCCACCATGACAAAGCTACAGGCTGAACAGAAGGCCAAGGTACTACGGGAGCTATCTCCCAAGACACCAATATATGTCGTTAACAAAACATCGGAGTAATTGATATGACACTAGATACACGCATGGTAAGCATGGTACTGGCAGAGAACGCTAACGAGTTCATTACCGTTAAGTTCCTGACCAAGGACAACGAGGAGCGTACATACAATGGTCGCTTGAACGTAAAGAAATACCTTGTGGGTGGTGAACGTGGTCGTAAGGCTGCTGATGTTCTCAAGGCTCACAACCTGATCCCCATGTTCGTGGGTAAGGATGGCGAGAAGCCCAAGTATAAGAGCTTCTGTCTTGACCGTGTGCTGGCTATGAAGGCTGGCGGTCGTCACATATTTGCCATGGGTAGTGAGATCGAATGATAGACCATGATATATCGCCGTTGTCTTTTGTTTACCTAGCCCTCAAAGCTAAGGGTAAATGTAAGGAAGATGCCACAGGACGCAATGTTCTTTTTGGCTCCCCTGAGATATTAGATGTTTTAACCAAGACGGGGATTGTCTTTGAATCATACGAAAATATGTTAGAGTTTATTAACAGAGAGGATAACAAATGACACCCCTTATGTGTCTTGCAGCAGCGGTCTTCTTTGAGAGCCGTAGTGAACCTCTGGAAGGGCAGAGGGCCGTTGCTGAGGTCGTTATGACTAGGGTAGAATCACCCCGTTGGCCCGACGAAATCTGTGCCGTTGTCTTCCAACACAAGCAGTTCTCGTTCACCCACGATGGAAAATCTGATGATTACCGCAAGTACAACAGCAATGTCTTCGACAGACAAGCGATTGATATAGCTGAGACAATAGCTAAGTCAGTGCTAAAAGGTGATCGTATTGGCTTGACTTCTACCCACTATCATACTATCTCAGTATCACCATATTGGGCCAAAAGTTACCACCGAGATGGTCGCATTGGCACACACGTTTTTTACACAGCACCCGAAGGGAAATGAGAATGTTTAACATGACACTTGAGCAACACTTGGAAGAGATGGGTATCCGCCCAAAGTCAATCATCCGTGAGCTAGAGGAACTCCTTGATCCACGGCTGGAGTATCTAGCGAAGGGTTACTTCAATGACCCCCGCAGTAGAAATGGAGAGGTGCCGTTCTGATGAATACGATATTTATACTAATATGGTTTGTCGTTATTCCTGAGACTGGCGTAAGGTATTACCACTTGGGAACGTATGATAATGAAACCATGTGCGGGACTGCACTGAGGGATGCTTCGGTTATGGTCAACGATAAACAAGAGACAATCGAATGTATAGGAGTACAGTTAAATGATTAGCGCACTTTACGTTCAACACGCTGGCTCTGACCTTATGGTCGTAAACAGTGCTAGGGTATCATTTGGTAAGCGTAGTGAGATGGAGGATGATCTTTGGGGGCCACCTAAGCTAAAGGAGAAGGACGCTAAGTTGATCCGATACCTTGCCAAGCATAACCACATCAGCCCCTTTAACCACACATGGGTTACGTTCCAATGTCGTGCGCCTATGTTTGTAGCACGTCAGCTTCAAAAACATGAGTATATGCCTTGGAATGAAATATCTAGGCGCTACACAACTGAAAATATTCAGTTTTATGAGCCAAAGGTGTGGCGGGGTAAATCTGAGGACAAGAAGCAAGGGTCTGATGGTGTCGTTAACATCCAGTTAGATCAAGAGGTACAGTGGCACAGACAGTTCCAGACGTATCAGACGCTAATTGACGAGGGTGTAAGCCCAGAGATGGCTCGTATGGTACTACCTCAGAGTATGTACACGGAATGGTTCTGGAGCGGAACGGTAGGGGCCATAGCGAAGATGTGTAACCTACGCTGTAAGCCTGATACACAGGCAGAGACACGCATTGTAGCTGACCAGATCAGTGATAAGATGAAAGAACTATTCCCTGTGTCGTGGGAGGCTTTGACAGATGGCTAAACTATATGACCTAGAGCCAATGATACTGGACTGTTGGCGTGTATGTAATGACCTTGAGACAGTGTTCAAGCAGATAGGTGACGGTGAACGTGAGCCTACCCATGATGAGATGATGAATACCTTGATGGGGATGCAACAGCTATACGAGTGGAAGTTCGAACAGTTGTTCTTTAAGTATGAGGAGTTGTGTCGTGATAAACAGTGAGTGGCGAAAGTTGATAGCAGAACAAGAGAACTTTAAGGAGAACGTAATGGCAGAACATACAGCAGACATCGTGAATGAACCCAAGCATTATGCACGGTGGAAGATCGAACCTATCACATACATCATGCAGAACGGCTTTGAGTTCTGGCGTGGGAATATCATCAAGTATGCCAGTCGTGCAGGGTACAAGCCCTACGAGGGTATGAGTAAGGCTCAGTGCGAGATCACAGACCTTGAGAAGGTCATACGTTATGCACAGATGCGTATCAATCAACTGGAGGGTAAAGACAAGCTATGACCAAAGATGAGCTAAAGAAACTCATAAAGGCTTTGGATAAGTCTGAGGATGTCACAGTCGAGGAAGCTGTGTATCTGATCCGAAAGCGACAGCGAGAGTTAGAAAACTTGGAGGTAGAGTATGAGCTTAACTGGGCCTGAGATCGTAGGTATGTGCGAGAAGTTAGCCAACAGGTTCAACTCTCCCTCACACCGTGATGACATGGTACAAGAGGGTGTACTTAAGTGTTACGAGATATTGGCTGACGATGAAAAGGTACATCCAGCGCACCTCTACAGGGAAGCTAAGAGGCGTATGCACGATTACCTTAACATTGATGTGCTACCTGTCGCTATGCCAAAGTCTAGGACTATACGGGACATCGTAAGAACTGGTGATAGTAATAACTACAGTAACTACGGAGAGGGGAACATAGAGTGGATCAAGAGTATCCTATCAGCCGACAGGACACCTTACGAGGAACACTTCTCTTCATCCAAGAGAGACCATGCGCAAGAGTACGAAGACAAGGATTATCAAAACTACCTGTTTAAGGTAGCAGGGGATGTTTTAACGACAAAAGAAATGGAGGTTATGAGGATGCGTTATGTCTACGGTATGTCGCAAGATGATGTAGGACTGAGGTTGAATCAGAACAAAATGTGGGTATCAAGACGAGAAGATTCAGCCCTTAATAAAATGCGTAAGTCAATACTGTAACAATTCGTGATGTTACAGATTTCAGAAAGGGTCACTATAAGTAAGTGTAGGGTTTACATAAGTTATGACTTTAGATATTACTTCTAGTGTCTATAACATAAGAAAGGGACGTAAGTATGGACGATGATGACTACTACGACATGGTGATGAGTAAATCTTCTGATGTCGTTATGCACTCTTGGGAAGATTGCATACATGGCTTCAAGCAAGCTGATGTTGACATGGGCAGTGCTTTCCACAGAAAGCTGGAATGGATGGGAAAAGCCGCTGATATTTATCTATCAAATAACAAAAAGATGGCAGGGTTTGTCGGTAAGTTTGCGGATGATTGTGGGATTTCTTATGAGTATTCCAAACAACTAAATCGCATGAGAAAAGTGGAGTACACTACACGAAACTTTAGTTTTGACGTGATGAAGGAGCTATTGTCCGTCCAAGACGAACTACGAGAAGATATTGTGTCGTCAGATAAACCTGTAACTGTTGCAGAAGTACAGCAAGCTAAGGCAGGGTACAGAGAAGTGCAAGAGAACCCTGACTACTGTGACATACTTGAAGACGTTAAAGAGAAACGAAAGACCCCTGTAGAGGCCGCTAAAGAGGCTTGGGATCGTTCAGAAGAGAAACGAAAGGAGATGGAGAGTAGACCTAATGTGTTTGACTTAAATGCTCATGTCAAAAGTACCGAGCATTGCACTGTAGATGTATCAGCAACTAACCTTGTTGTCGCTATGGAACAGTTAATCAGTAAGTTTGATAGGCGTGACGTTATGATGTACCTATACTCAGCTATACATGATGATGTCGTAAATATCAAAATACCGGCACTACATGAGATGTCCGACATCTTGATAGAGCTATGTGAACAGTTGCCACTCGAAGGCACAAACAAACAAAACTTAAGCTAGGAGACCCGACAATGAGCTATTACCAACAGACACTCGACTTATTTGAACTCAATGATCGTAAGCCAATGGGAGTTAACTTACTTATCCGTCAGGGTGCAAGGAACATTCGTGCGGCAGATGCTAACGTGGTCAGAGCGCACGTTTGGAAGCACCAACGTGATGACATGGAAGCACTGCTTAACACTACGTTTCATTCTTACGAGCTTGACCGTCAGATGACTATGCGCTGGCTTCTTGACAATGAGGCTGACGTTTTCTTTGGGCAGAGAGATGCGGAGATAGAAAAGGGCCAAGGTCGTGTAAAGATGAACCACCTGTACAAAGAAGTAGGGTACAAGTATCTAATAGGTTCTAAGTAAAACAAAGGAGAGTAACCAATGGAAAAAGACCTA